ACTCCCGGAAGAATATGTAAGGGGGATTGATATGGCTATTGTTAAATCACTCCAGGAAATAGTCCACCATAAACAGGAAGATAGGAAGGTAACTTATGAGGGTTAAAAGAAAAACCTGCTTAGTCTGTAACCGGGAACTATCCGGGAACAGAACAGTCTACTGCTCAGAGACATGCCACATCACAAGAACAAGAGATATTGCACATACTAAAATACACCTCAGAAGAAAACAGCAGGGACCTAAAACCTGCCAGGTGTGCTTTAAGGTATTTACTCCAGGCAAGAGTACACAAGTGAACTGCTCAAAAGAATGTGGGAAGGTTGCATACGATAACTGGTTTAAGCGCAAACCCAAACAGATAAAAGAAGTGGAATGCCAGATATGCTCAAGAGTATTTATGCAGAAGAACCCACAACATAAGAACTGCTCACCAAGATGCAGACAAATAGATTTCCGGGAGAAGGAGAAGAACAGAGAGAAAAGGATCAGGAGTAAGACCAAAAAGATGGAAGTGAAAGGTCATAAGTTTGTCTTTAGTCCAACTGTCAGGATTGATAAAGGAACCATGCGTAACCAGGTGATCGATGCAACAGAAAGGTTCTTAAAAGCAGGTAAGAAGATTGAACGATTACCAGATAGTCCTGCAGCTAAAGTTCCATCAGTTGGGATAAGAGGTGTTTGGTATCCTTTTAGTGATGAAAGAGAATTCTATACTGAAGCATCTGAGGGTAACCTAGATCCAGATCTGTTGGAGATGGAGGATAATGAAGTGGCTGCTCTATAGAACATGATCTATAGAGAACTATAAACGTACACCTATATATATACGTTAACTATATATATAGGTAACACTAAAGAGAATGAAGGTATAAAGGTGAGTAATACTATAAGCAGTAACAGTAATATTATAGATGGGGGGAGTATTATAGGTAATAGAATAACTACTATAAGACTGTTCTCTATAGCTCTTCACATGTGCCTATGTGACCCTATCAGATCCAGATCAGGCCAATGAAGGTGATTAAAAGGCCAATGATATCAATACTTAACAGGATAATGTTCAATAAGGGAATTACTGAACATGGGGGGATCTGGGGGGGCATACTTTCTAAGTCATTGATTTTATTAGGGGATAGGGCCGGGTGCCCCCCAGGGGGGTCTGCCTGGGGGGTGGCAGGTGACATAGTCAACACACACCCCATTTTTCTTTTCCCAAAAAAATTTTAACTCTTTTTCCAACATACCCAACTATGGCCCGGATAGGTGACAAGATAAAATTTGAACTCCAGGATGAATTATTTGAGAAAGGTCTTAAAACTGTTCGTGCTCAGATCATCAGATCATATCCCAAACATCGTGGTAACCGTAAAACCTATTTAGCTTTCGATTGTGTGGATCTTGATAATCCCAGTTTAACTTACACTATTGCAGCCGATGAGCAGTTTGTTCAGATCAACGATTGATGACATTAAGAAGCAGATTAAAGCTAATGGTTGTTCACTCACCAAGTTATCTACTCCATTTCATGCCCAGTCTCTCCATGACTGGCTAAAGGAGAAACTACCTAGACATTTGGATGTCTGGATTATTGATGCCCCAGGAAGGAGCAATGAAGTAAATGTATACACCATCGATAAAACTAACCGAGAGGGAGATACTTTTGGCGGCATCGTCAGGAGTACAGAGAGAGGTGGAATGCCTGAGAAAGTTAGAGAGTGGAAAAAACGCCACTTCAAATTATGAGAGAACTTGCAACTCTGTTGGTCCTGGTGGTTTATGGAATAACCATATTGAGGGAGCACTTGGCGAGTTTGCTGTTGCCAAATATTTAGGATTATATCCGGGTGCAATTACAGGTGAGGCAGAAACTGATGTTGGTGAGTTTTATGAAGTCAGGACCAGGCCAAAAACGTACCAGGAGTTATTTGTTAAGAAGAAGGACAAGCCAGGCAAGTATTATATTTTGGTCCAGGGCAGTTTTGGTGACTACACTTTGATAGGTTGGATATCTGGTTTTGAAGTTTTTGATCACCCTGAGTGGTTCCACAATAATTCCGGTAAATTATCTTACAGTTACTGGGTACCGCATAAATTTTTAAATCCAATTGAAACATTACCGAAAGAAGCACCATGCCCGAAAATAACATCTTCTCAGAATTTATTGACAAGTACAAAAATAATCCAGTTCAATTCGTTAGAGAAATTTTAGAACAGGAACCAGACAAGTGGCAGCAGGAGTTAATGGAAGCAACTCTGACTGAAAGGTTGTGCTCGACAAAATCGGGTCATGGAGTAGGAAAATCAACATGTTGTGCCTGGTTAGCACTTCATGCACTCTGTTGTACCTACCCTACTAAGGTAATTTTAACTGCCCCAACCTCATCCCAGTTGTTTGATGCCTTATTTGCAGAATTGAAGTCCCAGGTGTTGAGATTACCACCTGCATTGCAGCAGTTATTTGAAGTATTTTCTGAGAGAATTGTTTTAAAAGCAGATCCTTCCGGTAGCTTCATTTCATGTCGAACTGCCAGAAAAGAAACTCCAGAGGCCCTGCAGGGTATACATTCAGGGGGTCCAGGTGACTCAGGTAAGGTACTCCTAATTTGCGATGAAGCCAGTTCGATTGATAACGCTATTTTTGAGGCTGCAGGAGGCAGTCTTAGCGGAAACGCAACTTTAATATTAGTGGGAAATCCAACAAGATCAGAGGGGTACTTCTATGATACCTTCACAAAACTAAAACATAGGTGGTGGACCAAGACTGTTTCATGTGAAGATTCTGCCAGGGTGACTAAAGAGTATATTTCTGAAATGGAAGAGAGATATGGTAGAGACTCTGCCACTTTTGCAATCAGGGTACTGGGGAATTTTGCTGAGACTTCTGAAGATACTATCATTTCAAATTCATTAGTTGAGGCTGCTGTCACCAGGGATGTTGAAGTTTCCGAAATTGCTCCGATTGTATATGGACTGGACATTGCCCGGTTTGGATCGGACAAATCTGCCTTATGCAAGAGACAGGGCAATCATGTCCTGGAACCAATCAAGTCCTGGGCTAAATTAGACACAATGGCACTGACCGGAGCAGTGCATGCAGAATACATGAAAGCGCAAGCAGAAGGTAAGGCACCAGTAGAAATATTATGCGACTCAATCGGAGTAGGTGCTGGTGCATGTGACCGAATGAGAGAATTAGGTATGCCAGCAATTGATGTGAACACCGGTGAATCTGCTTCCATCTCAGGTCAGTATAAGAATTTGAGAGCAGAACTCTGGCACAAAGCTAAGGAATGGTTTGAACAACGCAACTGTAGAATCCCCAGGGATGAGAGACTCATGTTTGAGCTATGCTCTCCAAGATACACTTATGAATCTTCCGGGAAGATCCGAATGGAGACCAAAGCAGAGATGAAAAAGCGGTTGGGACATAAAGGTTCGCCCGATTTTGCTGACAGTTTCGTACTCACTTTTGCCGGTACTTCAGCAATCATGTCTGGAGCAACTGGAGGTTGGGCAAAACCGATAATGCGTAACCTGCCTAACATAGTCTGACAGTAGCACCTGTTTCGGGGCAATTGGATGATATAATGATAAAACGTATCTATGTTTCGCATAGGACCTCATCTAAAAAACCTCATACAGAGAGATCTGAGACCTCAAATGCCAGAATATTCCCCAGAATTAGAAGAATTACCCGAAATTGACGATATTGAAGAAGAAATTGAAGCCGCACCGGAAGAAATGGATGATGAAGAGTTTGGGAGTTACGTTTCCCGGCTTTTAGAAGATTCTATCCAGTATTGTGATGAACTGTCTACTGACAGGGTAACTGCAACCAAATACTACTCAGGTCACATCCCTGAGCAGGAAGATGAGGGCAGATCTGGTGCAACTAGCTATGATGTCCGGGATACAGTCAATTCGATACTCCCGGCACTGATGAGGGTCTACTTTGGCGCAAATAAGGTCATGCAGTTTACTCCAAAAGGACCTGAAGATGTGCAAATGGCAGAACAGTGTACAGATTACATCAATAATCTAATCCTGGAGAAGCAGCCGAATTTCTTCACTACAATGATGGCAGTATTTAAAGATGCTCTCATCAGACGTACCGGGGTACTCAAATACTGGCATGAAGAGACTGAAGAAGTTAAAAGCCACAATTTTTCCGGTCTGGATGAGCAACAGGCTCAAATGCTTGCAGGTGATGATGATGTTGAGTCAGTTGAACTGACAGAAGCAGGTCAGACTGCAGAAGGTATCCCCCTTTTCGATGTAACTCTCAAAAGAAGAATAAAAGAAGGGAACATAAAAATAGAGGCCCTTCCACCTGAAGAATTCCTCATAAGTCGTACTGCTAAATCTGTCCAAAGTGCTGATATTGTTGCACATCGTAGCTACAAAAGTGTTTCGGATCTTGTTGCGCTTGGGTATGACTTAGACGATATTGAAGAGTATGCCGGGACAGAAGAGTCATTTTCCAATAATGAAGAATACATCAATCGGCATGCAGATAATGCTACCCGGCACCAGGGAAGTATGGAACCTTCTTCCAGGAAGGTACTTTATTGCGAATCTTATGTCCGAATCGATAAGGACCAGGATAACTACTCAGAATTACTGAGAGTCTGCACAATCGGGTCCCATCACAACGTAGTCAACGTGATGCCATGTGACTACATACCTTTTGTCTGTTTTACCCCAGACCCCACACCTCACAGTTGGGATGGGGCCAGCATCACCGATATCGTTGCTGATATTCAACGCATCAAGTCGGCTATTATGCGGAATGTCATGGACAGTTTGGTGATGAGTGTCAGTCCCAGATTATTAGTCCAGGAATCGGCTACGAATATGAAAGATGTCCTGAATACTGAGGTTGGGGCCATTATACGGACAAGATCCCCCAATGCAGTTTCTCAGTTAGATATGCCGTTTGTCGGGCAACAAGCACTACCTATTCTGGGGATGTTAGATGAGATAAAAGCAACTCGCACTGGGATTACGAAAGCCTCTCAAGGTCTTGATTCAGAAAATCTGCAGTCAGCAACCCGGTTAGCAGTTGATTCAACAGTTAAAGCTGCACAAGCACATATTGAGTTGATTGCACGAATTTTTGCTGAAACTGGTCTGAAACCTCTTTATAAGGGTGTCCTGAAGTTAGTTTGTCAGTATCAGGACAGAGAAAAAATGGCCCGGTTAAATAACCAGTGGATACCAATAGATCCCAGGTATTGGGATGCTGATATGGATGTTTCAGTAGACATCCCACTGGGTGGTGGTAATGATATGGAGAAGATGCAGTTCCTGGAGAATATCGCACAACGACAAGATGCTCTTCTTCAACAGTTAGGTCCTGAAAACCCGATTGTCAACTTGAGACAATACTATTTGACTCTCTCCAAAATAGTGCAACATGCCGGGTTTAAGGACCCCAATCTATTTTTTACAGATCCTGCTCAGTACCAGGCACCTGAACCTGAACCACCTCAACCAACTCCAGAGGAAGAATATATAAAAATTCAGGGTCAGAAAGTCCAGGCAGATGCCCAGAATGATATGGGCAAACTTGAACTGGAAAGAGAGAAGATGGTCAGGCTGGATGACAGAGAGAAAGACAGGATTGAATCCCAGGCCCAATTGTCCATCATGGAAATGGAAGCAAAGTACAACACCACAATGGATGGGGCCAAGATAAAAGCTGCAATGGAACGAGATCGGGAAGAGATGAAGCAGAATGCTGCGATGCTTCAGGCACAATTAGCGCAACAGAACCTACCTAATGCGTGAACAATTCTATGACCAAAATAAATCTGAACTGAGACAGGGTAGACCAGATACCTGGTATGACCCTATCAAGTCTTTTTTCGGAACCCTACCCGAATGGGACACAACTCTCCCAGGAACCCCAGACGATGCTGCTTATCACTTATCTGAATTAAGGAAGGACATGACCCCTGGTGAGGGTCAACTTAGATCTGGTGTCCGGTCCACCCAGGAATACAATAAAATGATGGGTCTTCTAGATGAAGGGAATTATCCTGAAGCAGCAGCAGCAGGGATATGGTCTGGAATAGAAGCAGCCGATGTTGGATTATCTGCATATGGTCTTGGTATTTTGGCTACTCCATTTGACCTGGCTAGAAGGTTCAAAAGTTTGACACCAGTTAGACCAGTACCCAAGAAGATTCATGGTGGAGATGGTGCCTATTTGGTAAAAAATAAGGATGGAACAGCAGAAGAAATTACAGGGACATTTGAGCAGGGAAGGGTTAATGTTGAGGATGGTATTAAATTTGGAGTTGGCAACCCCACCGAAAGTATTATTGATAATAAAGCAGCAGGTAATAAGGTTAAGGTAAACCTGTTTAAAAAGAAGGTAGGATGGAAGTGGGTTGGAGAACCACCTGTAGATACACCCACAATAATTTCTGTTGAAAAGGGTGGAAAGCATTATTACACATTAGACTCAGATATTGGCAAAGTAGATCTGACCAAATATCCTAACCAGAAATCTGAGCCAAGACTGAGACCTACTTCCAGGGGAGACTTGGAAATGGGTGAAGAAGTTGGCAGAATAAATCTCAGGGGGAAAGAGCACCCTGTATATGACTCCATCAAAATTGTACCTAAAAAACCAGTTGTTCCAGTCAGTCCAGATGCCATTCCAAAATATATTGATGATATCCCAGACCTGACTCCTGCAGATTTACTGGGTAAAAAAGTTTTTCCAATACATGCAGATTTAACTGAAGGTGGAGCAATGTATACTGGGATTGACTCTTCAAAATTAGATGTAGCAGAACCACTACTTGGTGGTAAAAAGTTCCCTGGCTTGGAGACATCAAGAAATGCAAGAGCAGTATGGGCCGTACAGGGTAATAAAGCAAAAATTTTGAGAAATATGGCAGAGTCAAATCATGTAGTTGTTGTGGCAATGAAACATGATGCACATAAGGGCAATACAACATTCTCAAACTCTGCTTTAAAGACAATGGATGCATATGTCAGAGATGGAAGAATCAGTAAAAGAAACCTGAAAAGATTAGACAAATTGGTTAGGGAACCAAAACCATCAATGAAGGTATCAGTTAAAAAGGCAGTTGCCGGGTTCCCAGGGTTTGGAGAAAAAGGATATCAGAAGTATTTGGAAAACCTATCTTTTGAAGCAAGAACCAGGATAGTGGAACAATTATCTAAAGGCCAAAAATTTGGTGCACCAAATATCCCTAGAATAGCAAGAAAACTGGAAGATCCTACAACATATGGGGTTAATCAGGGTGAAGCCATGATTCTTCTAAAGTTGGATAAAGGCCAGGATAATCTTGTTGAATTGGGTGTCCATCCCGGTACAACTAAACACCCATCTTACAAATATGGTGTGCAGGGTGAGGTAGTGGGCAAGTTCCCAGCACCAACGGCATACGAATCTGTATTCCCTGATTTTGCAAACCCGAAATTAGCAAAAGGGAAAACAAGAACAGGTGTACTTAGAGGTTCGGATTTGAAAGCACCTGTTGAGATGTTAACAAGTGATAAGATAAAAAATATCCCATTTACTCCCCTTCAACATATTCAGTCTTCCAGACAGGCAAAACTTGCATTAGAAACTGCAAGAGGGGAATGGATATCATCAGGTGTCGCAAAAACTTCAGGTGGTGTTTCTCCAGTTGATTTTGAAAATGCAATTAAAAACTCTGATGCATCTTCCACACTGACACCTTACACAAAAGAGGATGTAGCTAAAGGGGCAAAAGATGGTTCTTTTAAAGTTTTTCAGTTGGGTAAGGCAAAAATAGGGTCTAAGGGGGGAGAGGGTGGTACTTCCCAGGTCTTTTTCGGGATAAAAGATACAGATTACAATGCAGATTATGGGTTTACACACCCTGATCTTGGACCAAATGAAAAAGCAGTAGTAGGGGTTGTTAATAATGAACCTGGGGCAAAAGGTGTTGCAGCACCTGGAGTTATGGGGAAAGCAATACAGGAAGGTGCAACAGCACTAGATGCATATGCAGTCCCAAGTAAAAAATATCCTGGAGGTTTTCTGCCAGAAGTGTATAATGATTATGGGTTTGTTGAACTAGATAGGCTGCCTTTTGATGAAAAATATGTGAGGGACCCCAAGTTTGGTGGTTCAGAAACCAAATACCAGGACCTCTTAGAATACTGGAGATCAACCGGATGGGATGAATCTCTTGGTATGCCTGAGATGGTAATAATGAAATGGAAAGGTGATGATGCAATACGATCCGATGCAATTAGACTTATTAATGAAAATGGTGGCCTCAACCCTGGGTCCCAGGTTGGAGGGCTTTACCAAGCCGCAAGAGAACATTCTAGAAAATCGGCTGGACTCAATCCTCAACAGGCACCAGGGTCAAGCCCAGTCAATAACCCCGGAGGAAATAGAGGGGGCATACGAAATAGCAATGCTCCACACTCCAGTCAACGATACCGGGATGTCCTCTCAGAACTTACACTCCTAAGTCATAACCCCCAGTCAGCAGTACAACTCCAAAATCTGGGGTTATCTCCTGAATCTCTATTGTACTAATGGAGGTTCAATGGACCAGGTAGACCAGGAACTAAAAGACTCCCAGAGAGCAAAAGAACTGCTGTCAGACCCCCTCCTCCAAAAGATATTCCAAGATTTAGAAGAAAAATATATCACTGCCTGGAAGGAATCAGACCCAAAAGATCGTGAGGGCCGGGAAGTCCTGTTTCAACTTCAATGGGCAATAGCGGAGGTTCGCAATCATTTCAATGTTATAATGGAAAAAGGTGATTTTCATAAGTCGGCAATTAGTCGGAATATGAAACGTAAATTTTAATCTAATTTTGGGAGTAACCTATGGCAGAAGCAACAGGACTCCAACAGGCAGAACAGGCATTTCAGTCTATGTTGACCGGGGAAACACCCGATAATCAACAGCAGTTGGATGAAGAAGTACCAGAAGAAGCAGAAGCAGAGATTGAAGCAGAAGAACCGGAAATTGAAGCAGAAGCAGAATCTGAAGAGATCGAAGCTGAAGAAGATCAACAGGAAGAAGCAGAACAGGAACCTGATAAGTATTACCGGGTAAAGTTAGACGGTGAAGACTATGAGGTCACCCTGGACGAAGCTCTTGCAGGTTATCAGAGACAGCAAGACTACACAAAAAAAACGCAAGCAGTAGCAGAAGAAAAAAAGCAACTGCAAGCGGAACAGGAGGCAGCCCAACAAGATAGGTTGCGGTATCAACAGAATCTTGAACATTTGGTCCAGCAACAGCAAGCCCAACAACCAGTAGAACCTGACTGGGATGCATTGTATGAATCAGATCCTCTCCAGTGGATGAAACAGAAGGAAGATTTTCGTTCACAAAAAGAGAGAAACTTGGAGTTGCAACAGCAGCATTTTCAAATGCAGCAACAGCAACAACAAGAGCAACAGCAACAGATGCAGGAGCATCTAGTGCAACAGCAACAGACTCTAGTTGATGCGATACCGGAATGGCAAGACCAAAAGGTGATGCAACAAGAGAAAGCTCAGATTCGTCAGTATGCCGTTGATACTTTAGGCTATTCTGCTGAGGAAATTTCTCAAGTGTATGATGCTAGAGCAGTACAAGCTCTAAGGCATGGAATGATTGCAAGTGGGTTACAGGGTAAGGGTAAAGTAAAACTCAAACCTGCAGCACCAGCAATCCGATCCGTTACACCAGGTTCTGCACCGGAGCAACCCAGGAAGCAAACTTCTGTTCACAAAGCTAAAATTCGCTTAGCAAAATCGGGCAAAATGTCTGATGCTGCTGAGGTATTCAAACAACTGTTATGAATTATAACTAACTGAAATGAAAGGCAATTATGGCAAAAATTACAAATGCGTTTGATTCCTACGAAGCTAAAGGGCAACGTGAGGATCTTTCGGATGTGATATATAATATCAGTCCTGAAGAAACTCCATTTGTCTCAATGGCAGGAAAACGCAGTGTATCTAATACACTTTTTGAGCATCAAACGGAATCACTACCTGCAGTGTCCACTACCGGAAGGGTAGAGGGAGAAACTATTGCAGCAGAGACTCCAAACAACACTGTTAGAAATTCTAACCAGTGTCAGATTCTAAGGAGATCAGCAGCAGTAACTGGTACACAAGCAGCAATTAATCGTGCAGGTGTGTCAGATGCTATGGCACATCAATTATCAATAATGTCACGTGCATTAAAACGTGATGTAGAAAAGTTGATGCTTGGGAACTCTATCGTTAATACAGGTTCCAGTGCATCAGCAGGAACTGCTCGTACAACTGCTGGAATATTAGCAAAACTGGCAACAAATATTGATAAGCATTCTGGTGGAACGAACCCTACTGCTGCTCAGGCTGCAGTTGGCTCAACCGCAAGAACTGATTCCAGTACTGCGAGAGCAGCAACGGAAACACTCTTGAAGAGTGTCCTGAAATTGTGTTACGACAATTCGGGAGATGCTCCAAATCAGATATTGTGTTCATCAAGTAACAAACAAAAACTCAGCACGTTTGGAGGCAGAGCATCAGCAACTCAAGTTGTAGCTCTTCCGTCGAAAGCTGATGAAGTGCAAGCCAATGTATCTGTTTATATTGGTGATTTTGGTACTTATGCAATTCAAGCTGATCGTTTCATCCGGGGTGATAAAGACATCCTGTTGATTAACCCAGAATATGTGAAAGTTGCCCAACTCCGGGCTTTTGAAACCGAATCCATCGGTAGAATCGGAGATTCGCAAGGCTCGTACATAATTTGGGAAGGCGGTCTTCAGGTAGATAATGAGCTAGCGCATGGCCTTCTGGCAGATTGCAACGGTGCATAATTAACCTGGTTTAACCCTTAAACTACCCCTCTTTCGGGAGGGGTACCAACCTATTTTCTGGAGAGAGAATGGATAAATTTGCCGAAAACATCATCACTGATATCTAATGAATCTGGGGTAGAAACTGCTGTCCATACAGAGGACGGTGACGGTACTTTCCATATTGTAAAAAAGCAAGATGTCCAACCTACCTTAGATTACACCAAATACCTCAGAGAGCAACCTGTTGACAGGAAGAATGAAGTCAGGCATGTTGCAGAAATCCCACCAGTTCTAGCAGCAAAACTTTATAGAGATGAAATACTAGGTCCAAAGGGGTCTACAAAAAAACTATTAAAATGGCTGGATAGACCAGAAAATAAAGCATTTAAAACATGGGAAGGGCATTTATCGTAAATGGCAATTTCAACAAAAGCAGAACTCCACACTGCAGTAGCCAACTGGCTAAATCGGTCAGACCTGACTGATAGAATTCCTGAATTTATTTCACTAGCAGAAGCATCTTTCAATCGTAATCTCAGAGTCCGGGATATGCTTGTTCGCAGCACTGCTTCAACAGCAGGTCAATATGTTAGTATTCCAACTGATTTCCTGGAGATGTTGAATATTGAACTAACTTCAACTTCACCACCGAAAAGGCTGGTTTATATAACATCAGATAGATCCGATGACTACCGGGAACAACAAAACAACCAAGCCGGGACACCAGATTATTACACGATTGAAGGAAATTCGATCCAATTATTACCAACACCCAGTGCATCAGTAACTGTTCAACTGAATTATTACCAAAAGATCCCTGCACTTTCAGGTCTGGCAGATTCTGCTAATAACTGGTTGTTATTGGCCCATCCCGATATTTATCTTTACTCAACTTTAATGCAAGCTAGTCCCTTCCTAATGGACCAGGAATCAACTCAATTATGGGATGGGTTATTAGCCAGATCTATGCAGGAACTCCAGGTAAGTGATGAAAAGAGCCGCTATTCTGGTGGAACTCTGAACATGAGACCTAAGTATATTTACACATGAATGAGACCTGGGTAACTGAACTAATTGGGCCACAAATATATGGGTCTGGAATGTTTGGTACTGGCTATTATGGATCAGTAGAGTGGACCGATGGTACTACACCTTCTGCCACCTGGAGTAACTTAACTGACACTGCCTCAACTTGGATTGTTTATGACCCAACAAAAACTTGGGCTGGAAGTGCTGGTACTTGGAGTTTTGCTTCTTCTCCAAATCATGGATTAGCACATGAACAACTTGTAACATTTAGCACTACTGGAACATTTCCTACAGTAAATGGGTATAACAGTTCATCCAGTAATTATTATGGGCAAGCAATAACAGACGATAAGGAATTTTATATTATTCTTTCTTATAGTAGTGATCCAACTAATCAATTCCAAATAGCTGATAAAACCCAATGGGAAGCATATGGTATGGTATATCCAATTGATGGGGTTGGCACAGGGGTGCATAGTGTTCATAGTAAACCCCCTTACTCCGGGATTGTTGTAGGAACTATAGCAACCTGGTCTGAACAGACTATAGATTCAACAACATGGACAGAGGTATAAAATGGCGAATACATTTACTGATAACTATAATTTTATAAAGAGTGAAATAGGTGGTGACAATGCTTCCTGGGGTACAAATCTCCATACATCATTAACCAATGCTGATACTGCATTAGCAAAAAAAGTTGAGGACCAATTAATTTCTGGTATTACTTCAACTGCCATTCTCCTGAGTAAAGATAATTCTGCAAATACAATTTCAACTGATGCTAATTTAAAGTATTTTGAATCAGTCAAAGTTGGTGATCGAATCCGGGTTTCTGGTTCTGCTCATGCGACAAATGGAACTGCAGCAAACCCTGTAATCCATTATGTAACTGCAAAAACATCTGCAGATAGTATTACTGTAAATAATAACCTTACCCAAGATATAGCCTCTAATACTGAAATCACAGTTGCAAAAGTTCTTGAGCCAGTTCATATCAATTCAGGTCCAATTGTTTGTGCTCCACTTACAAGTCTGAGTCATACAACAAGAGCAACTAATGCAGCATGTGTTGGAGAACCAGGGGCAGATACAACCGATGCTCTGGTGGCAAATGGTGATGTTACACTTGGATCAGCTAATACTGATACAGTCACCTTTACTGCTAAAATTGCAACAGATATTCTCCCAAGTGCAGCAGATCTTGACTTGGGAGCATCTGGTTCCCAATGGGAGGATTTGTGGATAGATGGTACTGCAAATATTGACTCCCTGGTTGCAGACACTGCAGCAATATCAGGTGGTTCAATTACAGGAGGCACTGGATCATTTACAACTCTGGCAGTAACAAATGGGACTGAAATTTCAATGAATGGTTATACAATTGGAACAAATGGTCAGGGGACTAGGACAGTAAGTAACACAGCACCAAGTAGTCCCTCAAATGGTGACATCTGGTATGAGATTGCATAATGGCAGCAGAGACTTTATCTGTCAGAGATGGTGGTGCATGGAAACCAGTAATATATCCCTGGGTTCGGGATAATTATGAATGGAAACAAATCCATAAAGTTCATGTTA